GACGCTAATTTTTCGATTGCCAGTGTTTCTGGTACTGCATCTACTAACGATGTTACTGTAGCCGCTGGCGCTAATTTTTCGATTGCCAGTGTGCAAGGCACTGCATCTACTAACGATGTTACTGTAACCGCTGACGCTAATTTTTCGATTGGCAGTGTTTCTGGTACTGCATCTACTAACGATGTTACTGTAGCCGCTGGCGCTAGTGTATCTGTTGCTAGTGTTTTCGGTACAAGTAGTGTAGGATCAGTTACAGTTGCTGGAGGCTCTTTTGTAATTCTAACTGGAGTCTTGGCTACAGGGCAGATAGCAAATGTAACTGTGTGGGGTAATTTAGTTCCAGACCCGAACACAACATGGGGTAACTTAGTTCCAGACCCGAACACAACATGGGGTAACTTAGTTCCAGACCCGAACACAATCTGGACAAGAATAGCAGCTTAGGAAACTCACATGGCTAGTACATATGCAAATGATCTTCGGCTAGAAGAGATCGGTTCAGGCGACCAAACTGGCACTTGGGGCGATACAACTAACACAAATCTCGAACTAATTGCAGAGGCTATGGGCTTTGGTACAGAGGCAACTTTTGACCAAGACGCAAACAAAGAAACTGTCATAGCGGATGGCACGACTGATCCAGTACGGGCTATGTACTTTAAAGTTACATCAACCCTCAACTTAACTGCTACAAGAACATTAACTATAGCTCCCCTTACAATAAACCGAGTGATGTACATTGAGAACGGCACAACCGGCTCTCAAAGCATTAGTGTAAAGCAGGGTTCTGGCAATGAAGTTATAATTCCGACAGGACAAACCAAGCTCGTATACTTAGATGGTGCAGGTACTGGCGCAGCCGTGGCTGAGATTGGCACGTTGGGCGTTACTAATCTGAGTGTGTCTGGTGGTATTACTTCTGGTAATACTACTGTAGGAACTCTTGATACAAGCGGCGCTGTTAATTTAAATCTTGATACTGATTCAACCAGCTCAACTTCAGGCGCTTTGATTGTTGACGGTGGTGTTGGTATAGCTAAGAAGTTGTTTGTTGGTACAGACCTAGACGTAGACGGAATCACAAACCTTGATGCTGTAGATATTGACGGCGCTGTACAATTAGACAGCACACTAACAGTAGGCATTGATGATACAGGTTACGACGTTAAGTTTTTTGGAGATACGGCCAGTGCATACATGCAGTGGGATGCAAGTGAGGATGATTTAATTCTTGGTGGCGCGGCTGGATTGGTGGTGCCTCAAGATAAATTAACCATTGGCTCTACACCGGTTACGTCTACGGGCGACGAGTTAAATATTCTTGATGGTGTAACAGCCGATGCAACTGAAATAAATCAATTAACCGATCTTACTCGCGGCAGTATATTGTACGGTAACGCTTCTGGCGAAACAGCCAGACTAGCTAAAGGCGCTGCTGGAACAGTTCTAACGTCCGATGGCACTGATTTGTCATTTGCTGATCTTGGTACTTTTTATCCCGTAGGAGGAGTAATCTACCACGCAGCTAACACTGCGCCTTCTGGCTATTTAAAAGCTAACGGTGCAGAGGTGTCCCGTTCAACTTATTCTGCTTTGTTTACAGCAATAGGAACAACTTTTGGCGCTGGGGATGACAGTACAACATTCCTTGTTCCAGACCTTCGTGGTGAATTTATGCGTGGTTGGGATGATGGCCGTGAGATTGATGCCGACCGTGTATTCGGCTCTGCACAGGCGCAACGGACCAATAACTTTTCAAGAGCTAGATTCTTCTCAGGGGTAACTGGGAGTGCCACAAGTGTAGCTGTCCCAATGGACGGGACCACCTCGCCCAAAATATACTCTGGCGGTAATGTGTCACCTCTTATCTCACTAAGTTTTGATAACAGGGGAGGTGAAACCCGATCACGCAACATTGCCCTGCTTGCTTGCATTAAATATTAAGGAGACGCCGATATGAACGTATATCAAACAGATTTAAATGGTGTCTATGTAGGCATTACAACAGCAGACCAAGACCCTTTGGATAGTAATAATTGGCTTATCCCAGCAGGCTGTGTAGAGACTGCACCACCAACTATAACTTACAGCCAGCTTGCTAAATGGGAGGGCACAAAGTGGGTTGTAGAAAACATCCCTGTTGTAGAGTCTGATCCAGAACCTGCGCCTATTGCACCAGAAGTTTTAGTCCGTGAAGAACGTAACGCCAAACTAGCGGCTTGCGATTGGATGGCTGGCAGTGACGTTACCATGCCAGACGCATGGATTACTTATCGTGCTGCATTACGTGCCGTACCTACACAAGCTGGGTTTCCTGCAAATGTAACTTGGCCCGTTGAGCCTAGCTAAATTAATGATTAGAGGTGATGATATGGTTGATACTGTTATAACAATGCCCGGTGGGGTTATGGGGGCACCCGCTACAAGTAAGGATATTATCCACTGCGCTTCGTGTGGTAATGCAGTAGACGCCCCTGAAAAAGTTGCTTCTTATCCTGAAGGTACTTGCCCTAAATGTAAAAATCCGTGGACAGGGGCAGAAGGAAAAGATGTTGCTATTACTGTTACTGCCCCTGCCTCTATTGGTGGTGGGGTGTTTTAGTAGCAATGCCAGATATGAATGAGCGCGTCTCGGCGCTAGAACGGGATATGATCGCTGTGCAGACAGAAGTTAGAATACAATTTAAAGAGGTTTTTACTAGGATAAAACGCCTTGAGACCGTTCTAATAGGTACATCAGGTGCCACTATCTTGATGTTACTAGCGATCTTAAACCGTATGGAGTAAGTTCTGCAGAGGTAACGATATATGATTGACCCCGTTACAGCTTTTGCAGCAGCTAATGCAGCCTTTAAAGGCGTAAAACTATTGGTTGGCGCAGGCCGTGAGATGCAGGATGTTAGTAAGCAACTTGGGTCTTGGTACTGTGCAGTTGCGGACATTACCCGTGCGGAGTCTCAACGTAAGAACCCTACGTGGCTAGACAAACAAACTCAAGGTTCTGACAACATAGAACAACAGGCTATGGATATTGTTATCCGTAAGAAAACTTTGCTTGAGAAAGAAAAAGAGATTAAGTTTATGTTAGATTACAGGTTCGGTTTAGGAACCTATGATGAGATGTTAGGTATGCGTAGGCAGATACGCAAAGAAAGAGAAGATACGGTGTACGCAGCTATGGAAGCAAAGAGACAGATGGCAAACAATGCAGCTATTGGTGGCCTGTCTTTAGGTATCCTTAGTGTGTTAGGTGGTGGCCTATATTTAATAGTATTGGCTACACAGTGATAAATGCGCTAATACTATCAGTAACACTTGCGGGGGTTGCTAATCCAACTCATGTGAAGTGTCACCTATGGAAGAGGTTTACAGACGTAAATGACCAAAAGGTATGTGTATATAGATTCAGTGCGGGTTTTGGTGGGCTGGGATATCATTACCCTACGCTTAGTTTTTCAGAGTGTCCGAAGGTATTTAGTTGCGTCTATGAAAAGAAGGATAAACGACCTAGTTTGTCCGAAATATTAGATGGCCTTAAAGGAGGTTTCTGATGTCTATAACTTTTAAGACTATACTAGAATATCGTCTTATGCCGAGACTTATGATGTTTGTAATGACCGTGATGTATATACGGGTTCTGGAGTGGGGGATGACTTTAGAGGATTTGTCTACACAGCAGTCCGCGATGATATCAATTTGTTCTGGGTCCATGACGGGCGCGTTTGCGGTATGGCTAGGATCAGAGAAATGATAACACAACTTATAAGCAGTCTTACAGGTTTAGCTACCTCGGTAATAGACGGTAAGACACAGATCAAACTGACCGAAGCAGAGGTGCGTAAGAAGCAACTCACAGGTGAGATTGATTGGGATATTGCAGCTATAAAGGGCGCTGATAATTCTTGGAAGGATGAATGGATTACCCTACTTTTCAGTATTCCACTAATATTAGCCTTCTGCGGGGATTGGGGAAATGACATAGTTGCTAAGGGCTTTATGGCTTTGGAAGTTATGCCTCAGTGGTATCAAATTGCGTTGGGTGGGATCGTTAGTGCTAGTATAGGTATGCGGTCTGTAAGCAAGTTTTTTGGGAAGAAATAGTTATGGGATACAAGCTAAGTAAACGAAGTCTGTCTAGGCTAGAAGGTGTAAACGAAAGTCTGATAACTGTCGTGAAGTACGCCATAGGTGTTACCAAACAAGACTTCTCGGTGATCTGCGGGTTGCGGACAATAGAAGAACAGCGCGCCTTAGTAGCAAAGGGCGCATCGCAAACCATGAAATCAAAACACATTGATGGTAACGCCGTAGACCTAATGGCTTACTGTGATGGTGGTCGATGGGAACTTAATCTGTACGATGAGATTGCCGATGCCATGAAAGAAGGCGCGGAGGCTGCAGGTGTTAAGTTACGGTGGGGCGCTGCATGGACTATTGATGATCTAGGTGCCTATGACGGTACAGCAGAACATGCTATGTGTTCGTACATAGATACACGCAGATCACAGGCTCGCAGACCGTTTATAGACGCACCGCACTTTGAGATAATGTTCTAGGAGACCCGTCTATGGCCTATACGAAACTACAGTTTAAACCCGGAATTGTCCGTGACGTAACTCGCTATAGTAATGATGGTGGCTGGTTTGATAGTAATCGCATTAGGTTTCGTATGGGTTTTCCTGAAACTATTGGAGGTTGGGCAAAGTTTAACCCTATAGCTATTTTAGGCGCATGTAGGTCGTTGTTTAACTGGACTAGCCTAAGAGGAGGAAACTTCATAGGTGCGGGTACTAGCCTAAAGTTTTATGTATTTGAAGGTATTCAAGCTAACGATGTAACTCCTATCCGGTCATCTAACAATGCGGTTACGTTTGCAGCTACTAACGGGTCAAACATAATAACTGCTACCGATACGTCACATGGAGCGGCATCAAATGACTTTGTTACGTTTTCGGGAGTATCAACAAATCCTGATGGGCTAGGAGGTCAAATAACGGCTGCGGTGCTAAATCGTGAATATCAAATATATGAGGTAGTAAACGCAAATAGCTATAAGTTTATAGCTACGGCTACAGCTAATGGCTCTGATACCGGTAATGGTGGAGCTAGTTCTAAGGCTTCGTACCAAATAAATACAGG